ACAGCAAGTATCTGATCTTTTAGATCAACAGTATCAAATAAATCCAAATTTTGATGTAGAATCAGCTAAAAAACAAATTAATTCTTCAACAAATAATTTTATGGCTTTAACAGGAGCTGTAGCATCAAACACTGTTAAATCAGAAATTGCTAGAGAAGCTTTAGCTAAACAATTTGGGGTTTCGGCTGGAGAATTAACATCAGGTTCTATAGCATCTACAATTCTTGGTCCAGTAGCTATTGTTAAATTTTTATTTGACCTTACTAAATATTTTACTAGAGATAAATACGAACCAATACTTCAAAAAACATTAGGAGACATGGCTCGTTATGACAACGACGTAGGAAACACAGCTAAAAATTTCTTAAAAGCTGGTTACGGTAAAGATGAGAATATGCAGGACATTATTCTTAATTCCGTACAAACTGCTCAAGATTATTATGAATTAAAAGATAAATTTTTTGTAGGAGATTTTGATTCAGTAAATGTTAGAAAAGAATTATCTATTCCTTACAATCCTATTGAGCCAGAATATGTAACATTTGATGACATAAAAATTTATTTAATAGACAGAGGAGATGCTAGAGGAAGAGAAAATGTTCCTATAATACAAGCTAATAATTTAATAAAAGAAATTGTTGGTAAATTACAAACTCAAAAAGACGAAAATTTACCTTTAACTGATGTTTTTACTGATTTTGGCATAGAGTTAACAGACGATGATTTAGGTTCTTTAGAATCAATTTCAGACATTTTAGGAACAGTTTTTACTGGAGATACTGATAAAGAAGAAATAGTAGATGTAGCTGACGATGATACTACTAAAGAATTATCAGCTGATACTACTGACTCTGATGGAGATGGCATACCAGACATAAATGATGTTCGTCCGAATGATTCTAATATACAAACTCAAGCACAGTTAGATAAAATAGAGCAAGATAGACTAGCTAAAGAAGCTAAAGCTGCCGCAGAGGCTAAAGCTGCTGCGGAAGCTAAGGCTGCTGCAGATGCCAAGGCTGCTAAAGCTGCCGCAGATGCCAAAGCTGCTGCAGAGGCTAAAGCTGCCGCAGATGCCAAAGCTGCTAAAGATGCTGCGGACGCTAAGGCTGCTGCAGAGGCTAAGGCTGCTGCGGAAGCTAAAGCTGCTGCAGATGCTGCAGCTGCCAAAGCTGCTGAAGAAGCTAAGGCTGCTGCGGAAGCTAAAGCTGCTGCAGATGCTGAAGCTGCCGAGCTAGCAGAATGGAACGCAGGTGACGCTGACAACGATGGAGTTTTAAACGAATTTGACAACAATGATTTTGTACTTTCTTCTTTTGTTGGTGGAGATAGTGATGCTGATAAAGATAGCGATGGAGACGGAATTCCTGATTGGGCAGATCCTTTCCCTACAGACCCAAGAAAAGGTTTAGGGGACGCTGGTGGTTTTGGTTTTGAATGGGAAACAGAAAGTGGAAGAAAAATAATAATTCCCATTTGGGGAGGAGAAAAAGCTAAAGAAGGCTTAAACGTCAAATGGGACGCTGACGGAAATGTTAAAGTATCCATAGGTGTTAACGTAGGTGGGGTAGTTGCAGAACATGAAATAGGTTCTCCTGAGGAAGTAGCAGCTAAAATAAATAATGCAATAAACAAAGGAAAAACTACTGTTGAAGAAGTTACAGAAGATATAGTTAGTGTGTGGGATCTTATTTTTGGAACAAAGAAAAAAGAAAAAGAAGAGGAAGAAACAGTACTTGTAGACAACGACGGTGACGGTGTTTATTCAGACGTTGATTATGATGATGATGATTATGATGTTCAAACTAAAGATCAAGTAAGCGGTATAAGCGGTGGAGCTGCTGATCTTCCTCCTTTGGGAGGCGACGACGACAACAACCAAGAGCCTGTTGATACAATAAGTACTGGAAGTACTGATAATAACAATAATACTACAGTAACTGGAAGTACTGATAATAACAATAATACTACAGTAACTGGAAGTACTGATAATAATAATAATACTACAGTAACTGGGAGTACTGATACTAATAATGGGAAAGGTACTAAAGTAGGAACTGGTAGTTCAGATAATATTGATAATACTATTTATACTTTACAAGAAAAAGGAAATAACGAATCTGACGAATTTGAAGACGATACAACAGTTTCTATAATAGAAACACCAGTAACAGCAGGACTTGGAGGCGGTGGGCTATTTCAAGGAACTACTGCCGAAGCTTTAGGAAGATTTATGCCAAAGGAAATAGTACAGCCAGTTCCTTTTGCAAGAAGAGCAGCATCTTATCAACGTCCACGGTACAGTCTTTTTAGCGAGTATATATGAGTACAACATACGTAAATTTAGTTAATCACGTTATGAGAAGATTACGTGAAGATGAAGTGTCAAGTGTTTCTAATACAACTTATTCAACAATGGTTGGAGATTTTGTTAATGACGCTAAACGACATGTTGAAGATGCCCATGATTGGTCTGCATTAAGAACTACTATAACTGTCAGTACTTCAGACGGTACTGCTGGTTATACGTTAACTGACAGTGGAGACAGGATAAAAGTTATTAGCGCAACTAACGATACTTCAAATTGGTTTATGCGTTATCAAAATCCTACTTGGATGGAAAGTGCTAATTACATTAGTTCCGCTGCAAATGCTCCTCCGGAGTATTATACATTTAATGGAGTTGATTCATCCCAAGATTCTAAAGTACAGTTTTATCCTATTCCTGACGGAACGTACTCAATACGCTTTAACTTAATAAAAAGACCAGTGGATTTATCAAATGATTCAGACACTGTGGACATTCCATTTATGCCAATAGTTCATCAGGCAATAGCTTTACTAGCTAGAGAACGTGGTGAAACTGGAGGAACTAGCGCAGCGGAGTACTTTGCTATAGCAAGTCAATATTTATCGGACGCAATAGCACATGATGCTTATAAAAACCCTGAAGAATTTATATTTAGACCTGCATAATGGCTCAAGCAAGACAAAATATTTATATTGGTGCACCGGGATTTAAGGGCTTGAATACTCAAGATTCCTTGGTTAACGCTGATCCAGCTTTTGCTTCAGTAGCTGAAAATGCAATTATTGATAAATACGGAAGAATTGGAGCTAGAAAAGGAATTGATTTAGTCACTAGCAGTGCTACTCCTTTAGGAAGTAGTAATGGTATTGAATCAATAGGAGAATTTATTGCTTTAGACGGAGCAAAAAAAATATACTCCACAGGAAACAATAAAATATTTAGTGGTACTTCAACGCTTACTGACGAAACTCCAGGTAGTTACACTGTTTCAGCTAATAATTGGAAAATGGTTAATTTTAATGACCACATGTATTTTTTTCAACAGTCGCATGAACCTTTAGTTTATCAAGACGGTGGGACTTTAGAAAAAATGTCCGTACATAGCGGAGCTTCAGGAACTCCTCCTCAAGCTAACGAAGCTTTAGCAGCATTTGGTAGGATTTGGGTTTCAGGTTTTGCTAACGATGGAAATACTTTACAGTTTTCAGATTCACTGGACGGTACGGACTGGAACTCAGGATCATCCGGAACTTTAAATGTAAGGACTGTTTGGCCTACTGGTTATGATGAAATTACAGCTTTAGCTTCCTACAATAACTTTTTAGTTATTTTTGGCAAGCGTTCTATACTTATGTACACAGGAGCAGGTACTCCTTCAAGCATGACGTTAGCGGACACTATAGTTAACGTAGGTTGTATAGCTAGAGACTCAGTACAACATACTGGCACTGACATTATATTTCTTTCTGACACAGGAGTTAGAAGTTTAGGTAGAACAATCCAAGAAAAGTCTGTTCCTATGACGGATGTATCTAAAAACGTCAGGGACACTTTATTGTACGATATAAGTGCTGAAGCAACATTACCAATTAAATCAGCTTATAGCCCTGAAGAATCTTTTTATTTGTTATTTTTACCTACTTCCAAAAAAGTATATTGTTTTGATACTAGAGCAGCTTTGGAAGACGGCAGTTTAAGAGCAACTGTTTGGCCTGTAACCACTACTATTTTAAGTGGATTAAGAGCAAGTGATGGTACTCTTTATTTTGGAAATGTTTCAGGAATTAACAAATACAATGATTATTTGGACGACACAAGCACTTATCGTTTAAAGTACTACACTAATCCTATGTCGTTTGGAGACGCAACAAGACTTAAAATATTAAAGGAAATTTCATTAACAATAGTAGGTGGTCAAAATAGCACAGTATCTATAAATTGGGGCTATGACCACACTGAGTCTTACAACAAACAAACATTTACTTTAGCAAGTAGCAACATAGCGGAATATGGAGTTTCCGAATACAACGTAAGTTCATCCGAATATAACAGTTCAATAATAATTGATACAGCTAGGATAAAACCAAATAAGTCTGGGAATATAGTTACTATTGGCGTTGAAGCAGTTATCAACCAAGGAGCTTTATCTCTTCAAGAGCTAAATACACAGGCACTAATAGGTAGAATGATATGACAAATTATACAAAAGCTGTTGACTTTGCAGCTAAAGATTCTTTAACTACAGGAAACTCAGCGAAGATAGTTAAAGGGACTGAAATAGATACGGAATTTAATGCCATATCTACAGCCATAGCAACTAAATCAAATATAGCTGGACCTACTTTTACAGGGACAGTAACAATACCTACTGCTACTATTTCGACTGTTATTGTTCCGGATGCTTCAGACGGAGCTTCCATTGGTTCTAGTTCTTTAGAATTTAGTGATTTATATCTTGCCGACGGTGCGCTTATTTATTTAGGGGACGATCAAGACACAACATTAACCCACGTTGCTGACACAGGTATACTTCTTAATTCAACTAGGCAACTACAGTTTGGAGACTCAGGAACTTACATACATCAAAGTGCAGACGGTGTACTTGACCTTGTAGCGGACACTGAAATAGAAATTAATGCGACTACTATTGACATTAACGGTGCTGCTGACGTATCAGGAAACTTAGCTGTAGGAGGCAATCTTACAGTTACAGGCACAGCGACTATTGCTGGTAACTTAACATTTGGTGACGCTGCTTCAGACACAGTAGCGTTTACTGCTGACGTTGCTTCTAATTTACTTCCAAGCGCAGACAATTCATACGATTTAGGTGCATCAGGGTCTGAGTGGAAGGATTTGTTTTTAGACGGAACAGCTCATATAGACACTTTGGACATAGACGAAAATGCTACTATTGCTGGAACTTTAGCAGTCACAGGTGTTATCAGTCCTACAACTCATATAGATATGCCTGACAGTGCCAACATTAAACTAGGTGCTGCTGACGATCTACAAATGTACCATGATGGTTCTCATTCTTATATTACTAACGCTACTGGTACAATGAAGATTGCTACCGAAACTAGTGGTATAGCAGTTACAATAGGACACACAACTTCAGAAACTACCGTAGCTGATAATCTTACAGTCACTGGAGATACTTCCATTGGAGGAAACCTGACTGTAACTGGAACTACTTCTTTTTCCGGAAACCAAACTTTTGGTAACGCAGCAAGTGACACTGTTACTTTTTCTGCTGATATTGCTTCAGATTTACTTCCTAGTGCTGATGGAACTCACGATTTAGGAGCTTCAGACGCTGAATGGCAAGATCTATATATAGACGGTACTGCAAACATAGACAGTTTAGTAGCCGACACAGCGGACATTAATGGAGGTACAGTAGACGGAGCAGTAATAGGTGGAGCTAGTGCAGCAGCAGGTACATTTACAGATTTAACTGCTACAGGAACGTCTACATATGCTACTGTGGACATAAATGGTGGAGCAATAGACGGTACAGTTATAGGAGCTAATTCTGCGGCTGCTGGTACATTTGCAGCTATAACTGGAACTACAGGAACATTTTCATCAAATGTAACTATTAGCACAGCGGATAATACAGATACTTTAACGCTTACTAGTACTGATGCTGATGCTTCGTTTGGTCCAAATCTTAGGATGTATAGAAATTCAGCTTCCGCTGATGATAGTGATCTTCTAGGCTCAATAGAATTTGAAGGTAAAAACGATGCTGGAAGTCCAGAAGATGTAGTTTACGGTAGATTGTTTTCAAAAATATCAGATGCTTCAGACGGCACTGAAGACGGAATAATTCGTTTTGATATTATGAAAGCAGGATCGTTGTCTGATGTTTTAACAATTACTCCTGATGAACTAGTAGTTAATGATAGTTCTTATGATTATGATTTCCGTGTTGAGTCAAATGACAACGCTAATATGTTATTTGTAGATGCAGGTAATAATAGAGTTTTATTTGGAACTACTGCCTCAAGATCAATGTCTGGTGTAACTCCTGATGTATTTATAGAAGGAACAGATTTTGGATCTTCTTCATTAGGGTTAGTTAATAATGCTACTGGCAGTGACCCAGTTTTGTTTTTTGGAAGGTCAAGAGGAACTTCGCTTGGTTCAAATACTGCTTTACAAGCAGACGATAGAATAGGTTCTATATTTTTTCAAGGAAATGACGGTACTGATTTAGAAAATGGAGCAGCTTCCATTCAAGTATTTGTAGACGGTACTCCCGGTAGTAATGACATGCCGGGGCGTATTCAATTTCATACTTCAGCAGATGGTGGAGCGTCAAATACAGAAAGGATGAGAATTGACTCAAGTGGTGTAGTTACTATCACTACAACCGGAACTGATGCAATATTAGTACTTAAAAGTACTAATGATGGTTCAAGTGCTGCTCCAAAAATGGATTTTAATAGAGATTCAGGAACTCCTGCTAATAGTGATTCTTTAGGATTTATTCGTTTTTATGGAGACAATGATGCAGGAACGTCAACTTTATACGCTAATATAAAAGCAGTTATATCCGATGTTGCAAATGGCACTGAAGATGGCACTTTACTTCTTCAAACAAGAGTTAATGGAGCTAATTCTAATAGAATAGGAATTACTGCTACAGAAGTTGTTATTAACGAATCAAGCAGAGACAGTGATTTACGTGTGGAGTCTGATGGCAATGCTAATATGCTATTTGTGGATGGTGCTAATGATCGTGTAATGATTGGTGGTAATGATCCTGAAGTTACCTTTGAAGTAGATAGTGGTTCTGCTAACACTGTTGCTCAGTTTACATCTACAGATGCTTACGCATTGATTAAGTTTAAGGACAACGACACTTCCACAGAAACAACTTTGGGAGCCTTAGACAATGACATGGTGTTTAGGGTTGGTGATGCTGAAAGAATGCGTATTGATTCTTCAGGTAGAGTTTTAATAGGTTCTTCTACTGCTCTTTCTGTTACAGGAGGTGCTAGACAGTTTCAAATTGAAGGTACATCTGGTGTTACATCTTCAATGTCCATTATTCGACATTCAAATAGTTCTGGTGGGTCAACTATTAGTTTATCTAAATCTAGAGCTACAGCAGACGGTGGTGTAACAGTAGTAGCTAATAATGATGTGTTAGGTGAAATACGCTTTACTGGTGCAGATGGATCTGACCATGATTCAGTGTCATCAGCTATAAAAGGTGAAGTAGACGGTACACCCGGATCTAATGATATGCCGGGAAGACTGACTTTTCATACAACAGCAGATGGTGCTGCGGCTGAAACAGAAAGGATGCGTATTACGTCTACTGGTACTGTCAGTATTGGTCGTACTGAAAGTGCTGGTGCTACAGATTACGGAATAGATTTATACGGAAGTGGTCATTTATACCTTTTTAATAATTCATCTGGAGATAATGATGCTTTTAGGATGTATGACTCTTCTGGCACTCAAAGAGCAGCTATTGATGCTGATGGAGATTATCACGATTTATCTGATGAACGCTATAAAGAAAATATAGTAGACGCTCCTAGTGTGCTTGACACAATTTCAAAAATGAAAGTTAGAAGTTTTAACTGGAAAGAAAACGGCCGTAAAAAAACATATGGCTTTATTGCTCAAGAATTAAATGAAGTAGCATCAGAAACAGTACGTTCTGCAAAAGATGAAGAAGATGTTTGGGGTGTAAAACACGCAAGAATAGTACCCATGCTCACCAAAGCAATTCAAGAACAACAAACACTAATAGAAACTTTACAGGCTGAAGTAAAAGCTTTGAAGGGAGAATAATATATGGCGTTAACAACAGTACCAGTAGAGCTAGCCAACCTTGATGGGGCAGTTACCGTTAATGAATCTTCAGCGCATTAGAGGAGGCGTAAATGTCAATAACTAAAATTTCACCAAGCGTAGTAGACTTTGATGACGGTATTACTATTAGCACAGCGGATAATACTTCTCAGTTAATTTTAACATCTACTGATGCTGATGCTAACGTAGGGCCAGCATTAGAATTATATAGAAACTCTAGTTCTCCAGCAGATAATGATGTATTAGGAACAATATTCTTTTATGGTGAAGACGGAGCTGGAAATAAAACAGAGTACGCACGTATTGAATCTGGCACAGATGATGTAAGTAATAATGCGGAAGTCGGAAGCTTAACTATATTTACAAACAATGCAGACACACTAACAAATAATCGATTTGAGATTAATGGGGCTGGACTTGTTATTAATGAATCAGGGGGAAACTTTGATTTCCGTGTTGAGTCTGGTGGTGACGATAAGCAATTTACTATCCTTGGTGACAAGTTTGGAATTGGTATTGGGCGGTATCCTGAAAATGCTTACAACGGCTATAGTTCTATTGAACTAGGTCAACAAGGCATAATAATGGCTAATGATGCTGGTGATGATCTTTGGATTGCTTCAAATTTATATTTAGATAGTTCTGCAAACCAAAATAAAAAATCAACAGGTGCTTCTGGTTTAATAAAAATAGATGGAGATGTTGCTACATGGTTTACAGCAGCTTCAGGTTCTGCGGATACTCAAAATTCTTGGACAGCTCGTGTTAGATTAGATTCAGATGGAATTAAATTTGGCTCAGACACCGCAACAGCCAACGCCCTAGATGACTATGAAGAAGGGAATTGGACTCCAGTAATGCAAGGCTCAACTACTAATGGAAGTCCAACTATGTCTAATCAAAATGGT